AATTAGGAGGCAATACTATGGCATCTCTCGCAGATATCCGCGCTCGTCTAAAAGAGCAGGAAAATCGTTCATCAGGCAAACAGTCCGGCCCGGGCGACAACGCAATCTACCCATTTTGGAACATGAAGGAAGACGACTCAGCAATGCTGCGTTTCCTTCCAGACGGCAACGAAGCCAATGATTTCTTTTGGGCAGAGCGACTAATGATCAAACTGCCTTTCGCAGGCATCAAAGGAGAAACAGATTCTCGTCCAGTACAGGTACAGGTTCCTTGCATGGAAATGTATGGTGAAAGCTGTCCTATCCTGCAGGAAGTACGCGGCTGGTTCAAGGATCCCGCACTTGAGGACATGGGTCGTAAATATTGGAAGAAGCGTTCTTATATCTTCCAAGGCTTTGTTCGACAGGATCCACTCAAAGAAGATAATACTCCTGAGAATCCGATTCGTCGTTTTATCATCGGACCACAGATCTTCCAGATTATCAAGGGTTCGCTGCTTGACCCAGACATGGAAGAACTGCCAACTGACTACACAGCAGGTCTTGACTTCCGACTGAACAAGACTACTAAGGGCGGTTACGCAGACTATTCTACATCAACCTGGGCACGTCGTGAGCGTGCGCTGAGTGATGAGGAGATGGCAGCAATCAATGAACATGGCTTGTTTGATCTGTCTGGCTTCTTGCCCAAGCGTCCTGGTGAAGTAGAACAGAAGGTAATGACAGAAATGTTTGAGGCTTCTGTAGACGGCGAAGCATATGATGCAGATCGTTGGAGTCAGTATTTCCGTCCGGCAGGTGTGCAAGCTCGCACAGGTGATCCTACTCAGACTGCAAGCAAGGGTGCTACAGCAACTTCGCAGAGTGCTCCAGCAGCAAAGGAGAGCTTTGAGGCGGACGTTGCCAAGGCAGAGACTGATACTGCTGCTCCCGCAGCAGAAGCAGCACCTGAACCAAAGACAGAAGAAACTGAAACTGCAAGCGAAGGCGGAAATGCACAAGACATTCTCGCAATGATTCGCGCTCGTCAGAATCAGGAATAAATCTATAAGAGGGGAGTGCATCGCTCCCCTCATTCAAAGGCAAACTAAGGAGACTCCTAATGACCAAGGCATTTGACCCTACAAAATTTCGCAACCAATTAACAAAATCTATCTCAGGCATGAGTGCAGGATTTAATGATCCCACAGACTGGGTAGGCACAGGCAACTTCGCTCTCAACTATCTTATCTCAGGTGATTTTCACAAAGGCATTCCGCTGGGCAAGGTATCAGTGTTCGCAGGTGAATCAGGCTCAGGCAAAAGCTATATCTGTTCTGGCAATATTGTAAAAGAAGCACAGAAGCAGGGCATCTATGTAGTACTAATCGATTCAGAAAACGCTCTAGACGAACAGTGGCTACAGGCTCTTGATGTAGATACTTCTGAAGACAAACTTTTAAAACTTAACATGTCAATGATTGACGATGTAGCAAAGACTGTGCATACATTCATGGATGATTATAAGTCGCTGAACGAAGATGAACGGCCTCGTGTGCTGTTTGTGATAGACAGTTTGGGCATGCTGCTTACTCCCACTGATGTGGATCAGTTTGGCAAGGGTGACTTGAAAGGTGACATGGGTCGCAAGCCTAAGGCACTTACAGCACTGGTAAGAAACTGTGTAAACATGTTTGGCGCACACAATGTGGGCATGGTTGCTACTAACCACACCTACGCATCACAGGACATGTTTGATCCAGATGATAAGATTTCAGGCGGACAGGGCTTTGTGTATGCTTCTTCAATTGTGGTAGCAATGAAGAAACTAAAGCTGAAGGAAGACGAAGACGGCAACAAGATTTCTGACGTTAAAGGCATTCGAGCAGCCTGTAAGATCATGAAGACACGCTATTCCAAGCCGTTTGAAGCAGTACAGGTTAAGATTCCCTATGAGACTGGTATGAACCCATATTCAGGTCTGTTGGAACTAATGGAGAAGAAAGGTCTTATTGTACAGCAGGGCAATCGTCTGAAGTACATTGATTCTACAGGAGAAGAGCATCTTGAGTACCGCAAGCGCTGGACTGGCGAAATGCTGGACATGGTGATGGAAGATTTCTATCAACTGCCTGAAGAGAAAGACGCAGACGAAGAAGACCTTCCTGTGGCAGAGCAACTAAATAGTGAGGAAGCACAAGAGGAGACCGGTACCTGATGGATGAGACTCACATCGCAGACATTTGGATGATGTTCAAAGAGTATATTGACAAAAAGCAGTTGGAAATAGCAGCAGAGCGTTACGTAGATCTACTAGCAGATTACGGAGTAGAAGACGAAGAATTCACAGCAGTTGTAGGTTCAGACGCTGTTCTAGATCATGCTATTTCTTACTATCTTGAATTGGATGAAGAACCAGACGAAGAGGACTACTAATGGGCTGGTACTCAGAAGTATCGAGAAACATTTCCAAAATTCCTGACGCAATTAGATTCTTTGAAGAAGAGTTAGTTGCTGCTCGAGAAGAAGTAAAGTTTACCGGCAATATTGAACGAGCAAGTGCGTCAATGCCCGGCATTGTAGAACATCGTTTTAATCAATTACAGGAAATTGAAGCGATACTAGAGTACCTTAATATAGAACTGCGTCGCCTGCGCAGTTCTTTTTTTCGTCAGTATCTCGAAAACTATCAGAGAGCATTAAGCAGCCGTGATGTTGAAAAATATGTAGACGGTGAAGCAGACGTTGTTGATTACGAAAAGATAATTAACGACTTTGCGCTTATAAGAAACAAGTGGCTTGGAGTTTTGAAGGCATTGGATATCAAAGGTTTTCAAATAAACAATGTAGTAAAACTTCGCTGTGCAGGGATGGAAGATGCAACGCTATGATAAGTGTTTTCTTTTTCTGCACAAGACAGAGTAATCTTGAAAAGATATTATCTACCTATCAGACTTATGACTTCATAGACGAAATTTTAATAGTACATTTAGAACCTTTAGAAAAAGGTTATAATTATTCTAAAGCTAAATTTATACACATGCCTAAGTCTTCTGATTTAGGATTGCTTTCTAGATATACTTTTTCACTCTCCTGTAAAAATAGGCATGTTTTTATCCAAGACGATGATTGGCTGTTTAAAGAAACTTTTTTTCAGAAAGTTATTCGAGCTAATCAACCGCTTGTAGGGGCGCACGGTAGGTGGCTAGAAAACGGAAAGTATATCAGGAAAAAAACAAAAGGACTCTCTACTGCACCTATAATTTTAACAACTGGTGTTTTAGTAGATACTTGTTTCTTACCAAAAGTAATTGAATATTCAAAAGATTTTTGGCTAGACTATCAAAATGTTTTTAATGGCGAAGATATTTTTCTAAGTCGTGCTATCAGCTATATAACAGGAATAGAAGAATTCATGTTTTTCCATAAAAAAGATAATTATGAATTTTTAGATGTAAAGGGGCATGAGCTAAGTAAAGAAGTAAATAGTTCTATAGATAGAACTAATATTACAAAGAAAATTTACTCTTATTTCAATGATAATAAAAAATAAAAACATTCTTTTTGTTCATATTCCAAAAACCGGAGGACAAAGTATTGCAAAATTTTTTTATGAAGAATTGGGTTATACTTGGAATCCAAAAAATAAAAATAAAGAAGAATTTTTATTTTTAACAAATTATGACAGGCATTTACCAGGTCCAGAAGTTCTTGTTCACATGACTGCTAGAGAATATGTAGATTTAGGTTATGTTTCGGAATACAACTATAACCTTTTTTTTAAATTTTCTGTAGTAAGAAATCCGTATGATAAATTTTTAAGTGCATTTAAATTTAACAAAGTATATGAAAAATATTCTATAGATGAATTTGTTGATAATTTTCCTGATGACACATTAACAGATCTATATCGTCATTTTGCACCGCAATCTTTCTATATTTTTGACCATGATAACAATTATTTGGTTGATAAAATTTTATACTTTGAAAATTTGAATGAGGATTTTGAAAAATATATTAAAACACCTTTTAACCTTAAAAACAATTTATCTAAGGTTAATAAAACAAAGTATAAAAAGAAAAATAAAATAAGTTTAACAAAAAAGGCAATAGAATTTATTAATAATTATTATGAAAAAGATTTTTTAAACCTGAGATATAAATTTTTATGAAACAAATTGATTATACTGATTGTAAAAATCTAGAAGAATTTAAACAAAAAACAATAGATGGATTGGCCAAGGTGTATTCTGAAGAATATGTAGAATATTTAAAAGCAATGCCAAAGTATCTTTCGTTTTGTAATAGCTACAGAGAACTGGGGACAAATCAAGGCGGAAGTGCATCAGTAGCATTACTACAAAATCTTAATTACTATGAATTTATTGATAAATCTTTTAAAAAATTTACTAATAATAAAGAAATTTTTGACACGTTTATTGCAGTAAACAATCTAAAATGTGTTTTTAGAGAACAAGGATCCTTACAGGTCATAACAGATATAAAAACAGATTTTTTACTAGTAGACTCTGTTCATAAATTTAAACATGTTGTTAGAGAAATTGATTTATTTGCTCCTTTAACTAGTAAATTTATGATGTTTCACGATACAAATGGAATTCCAGAAGTGTATAACGCAGTGCAAGATTTCTTAAACAGAACCAACGATTGGGTTGAAATAGAACACTATAATGTAGCGGCAGGTTACACAGTTTTAAAAAGAATATATGCAGAATAATAATCTCCTTATTATCAGCGGCGGCAATGATTATAGATATGATGCTCATTTAAATCACAAAAATTGGGCCGAATATCATAAAATTGCTTATAAGTTTTACTTAAACAATAATTTATCAAATCCTTATTTTACAAAATGTTATGCAATATTAGATGCCTTTAAACAGGGTTATGAAAACGTCCTATGGGTCGACGATGATGTATTTTTTATTAATCTTAATTGGAATGCTGAGAAAATTTTTTTAGAACACGAAGAGGATATAATTGTTACTCAAGGTAGGACTAATAAAAAATCTGGAATAACACTTTTTAACAATGGAATAATGTTCATTCGGAACTCAGATGTATCACTTGATATTTTTAATTCTGTTCCTAAAATATCTTGGAACGAAATGCAAAAAAACTGGAGCATAGATTGGGGACCGTTAGAAGGTAACGATCAACCTAGAATGATTTATCTTACACAAACCAAATACAAAAAAAATATAAAAATTATTCCTTATCCTGGATTTAATGCACATGAGATTACTTTTAAACAAAAGAGGCATTTCCTACAAACTAATCCTCCGTTCGTTCACATAACAGGAAAAAATAAAGAAGGCAAAATAAAGAGATTTCAAGAAGTTACAGGCATCTCACTTCCTTAAAATTATAAAAAATTAGTCTATAAATACACCTGATGGAAAAAACAACTAAATCATGGGGATGGTATAGGGTCCTCAATCACGAACCCGATCTCGGATACAAAGTAAAAGAACTAGAAATAGATCCAGGCAAATCGCTTTCTTTTCAACGCCACTTCAATCGTGCCGAATATTGGTATGTGCTCGACGGCACCGTGCGTATAGATACAGAATGGAAAAAGATGAAAGACACTGTGCATCTCACAGCACACTCGGGCGGATACAGTATAGGCAAACGAGTATGGCACTGTGCTTCAAACCCTACTAGTAAACCTGTAAGAATACTAGAAGTACAATACGGTAAAGCCTGCGAAGAAGAAGACATCGAAAGGAGAAATAAATGATTCCTGTTTATATAGGATACGACCCAAGAGAAGCAGTAGCATATCACGTCTGCTCAAATTCAATCATAAGACATGCCACACAGCCTGTCAGCATAAATCCACTTGCGCTTCATTTGTTAGACAATTACGACGAGTCGCACACTGACGGTTCTAATCACTTTATCTATTCTAGATTTCTTGTGCCGCACATGCAAAACTATCAAGGCTGGGCTATTTTTATAGACGGCGATATGATTCTTAGAGATGACATTTCAAAACTATGGGCTCTCAAAGACGAGTCAAAAGCAGTGCAGGTTGTACAGCACGACTATGAAACCAAACTTACTGAAAAGTATCTTGGTGCTAAAAACGAAAACTATCCTAAGAAAAACTGGAGTTCAGTAATACTATGGAACTGTGCTCACCCTGCTAATCAAACAGTAACACCAGAGTTTGTCAAGAACGCAACAGGCGCGCAGGTGCATAGATTCACTTGGCTTGAAGACGAATTGGTAGGCGAACTACCGACAGAATGGAACTGGCTGGATATTGAATACGACTATAATCCAAATGCTAAACTAATTCACTACACACTGGGAACACCCTGCTTCGCAGACTTTGCTGCTAGGAAAGGCTCGAACTATGCAGCAGAATGGCATCGAGAAAGAATATACACAGACTACTCCGCTCAGCATGATTTGCCTTTCTAAAAATCTGTCAGACGAATATGTAAACGCATTCGCACAAGGTGCAGGTTTACCTGTGCAGGACTATGATTCAGATTTTGGCACAGGTCCTATTCTAATTCGCAGCATGGGTAAAAGAAAACTTATACATTCCTGCTGGGATAATGAAATAGATTTCTATTACATGGACACTGGGTATATAGGAAATTACCTTTCAAAATTTAATCCCTACGGTTGGAAAAAATGGCATCGCATAGTCAAGAACGATGTACAGCACAGCGAAATTATCAACAGACCTGACGATAGATGGCGTAAGTTAGATTATCCTATTATACCACGCAAATCAGGCACACACATACTGGTAGTGACTCCATCAGAAAAACCCTGCAAGTTTTATGGTATTGATCAAAACGAATGGTGCGATAACACTGTACAAGAAATACAGAAACACACAGATAGACCAATACGGGTAAGACACAAACAGGATCGTCGTTCAAGACTTAAAAATTCAATCTTCGATGATTTACGAGACTGTCATGCTCTTGTTACCTATCAAAGTGTTGCGGCGGTAGAAGCAGTATTGTTCGGAGTACCTGCGTTTACGTCAGCCCCAACCGCAGCAGATCCTGTGTGCGACAAAGATCTAAGACTGATTGATGCTCCTACTAAACAGGATATAGATAAAATACACAAATGGGCACATCATCTTGCATATGGTCAATTTCATGTGCAGGAATTTAGAGACGGTAGTGCCTATAGGATATTGCAGAATGAAATCAGTTAGAATATACTACGCAGGTATACCTGCCAAAAACACCAAATCAGAAAAACGAGATGTACTGAGAAATTTTCATCTTGGTGTGCCACAGGGTCAAAGCACTGAAATAGAAACATTTGATTACGAACCGTCAGACCTTGCAGTTATTCAAGGGTGGGTTCATGCTAACAGCAGTAATGCTCCTCACCTAAACTTTAGAAAAAGAATAATAGAACAGCAGAAGAAACACGGTGGAAGAACTGTTGCTGTAGATTCAAATCTGTTTTTATATCGAGATCCAAAAAATTCCAAACAGTATCTGCGCTTTTCTCTCGATGATGTATTTCCTACAACAGGAGAATATTTCTGGCAGAGCGCAACACCTGCACGTTGGCTACAGATAAAAAAGGATCTTAGCATTGAACTAAAACCCTGGCGCACAGACGGTGAACACATTTTAATTTGCTTACAGAGAAACGGCGGCTGGAGCATGGGCGGATTAGATGTAATGAAATGGTGCAATGACGTTGTAAAAGAAATCAAACTAAGAACGAATAAGCCTATTGTAATAAGAACTCATCCCGGAGACAAACGAGCACAGCAGTATATAAGAACAGCGCCTCGAGGAGTTACTATATCTACAGCAGATTCTATAGTGCAAGACTTTGAAAACTCTTGGGCCTGTATAACATACAATTCATCTCCGGGGGTGGCTGCAGCAATAGAAGGCGTTCCTGTGTTTGTTTTAGATAAAAAAGCACAGCGTAGCCAAGCATATGATGTTGCTAACCTTAAATTAAAAAATATCAATCAACCCAAAACATTTGAAAGACAGCAGTGGATAGAAAAGATCTCAATGAGTCATTACAATTTTAATGACCTAGCTAACGGCACTGCTTGGAATACAATCAAGGATTATCTATGAAATACGCAGCATTTACTTCCATGAACCGAGACTATTATGACCACTGTGGCAGATCCATGCTGCGTTCTTATAAAAAGTGTTTGTCAGATCTCATGCCTATGTATGTTTACAACGAAGACAACTTTGAAGTCAAAGTAAAAACTGTTACAGAACTGGGTTGGCACGAATCTGCTGAGTATCAAGAATTCCAAGAACGGCATTCTAATTCTCACGTTAAAAAGTTTGCAAAAAAAGGCTTTTCAGTTATTCACGCAATGAAGAATATAGATTGTGAGAGACTGATTTGGTTTGATGCTGACACAATTATACAGCAGGAAATCCCAAATCAATTGCTGGAACTTATTGCACCAAAAAATGTGCTGTCTACTCATTTTTCAGTTTGGCACACCAAGCAGGATAGAGAATGGCATTCCTGCGAAACAGGATTCTTCATTGTAAACAAAACGCATCCTGCATTTGATCAATTTTACGAAACCTACAGAGACATCTATGTGAACGACAAAACTGACAATCTTCGACGCTTTTATGACGGAGAGGTATACGGTAGAACTGTAGAGTTAATGGAGAAGAAAGGTCATCCTATGATGAATCTCAATCCTGGACGGCACAAAACTCCAATATCAAGAAGCGTGCTCGCGCCCTATCTCAATCATTTCAAAGCTGGAGTAAAGGACAACATCGACAACAATGCACTAGCAGCAAAGTTTGATCTAGACGAAGACGACTAGTTTTTCCAATAACTTTCTGTGCGTTTTACAGAAATATCAGTTGCCTTGCTTTTGCCCTGTTTTTTGCGGGCACCCTTTAGGTGGTCAACCCACCGTCCTAGTTCTGTGTTTATGAGAGGATGTCCGCCGCCACCTGTCTTTGCAGCCTGAAGTATGGTACCTTCTGTGTAGTCCAGTACGTTAGGCTTTTGTGTTTTCATCTTGTTTAACAATGCACCAAACACATAAGAATCGTGCCACTCGGGTAATTTAAAAATACCATCTTCGGCCTCTTCATATTGCCTTTCAAATTCTTTCAAAAACTCTAGACAAGTTTTGTCTTTCAAATTGAGACCATAAAATCCGCACTCTGGCCATGTAGCAGATCCTTTTCCTCTGCCGACGTATGTGATCCATTTGTCGTCAGGCAACAGTCGTATCCAATCATCGTAGTGCCAGTCAGAATGCACAAATTGATCAGCATCCATCCAAACACACCAATCTTCTGCACGTTCACAGGCATCAAACACTGCGTAGACCTTGTTGGCAAATCTCACTGCATCCCATTTGAATTCTTTGTGATAGTCTCTTGGGCGTTTCTCAGGAAATGGACACTTGCCATTTGCCTTAGGTACTGAGCCCCAGGTTTGTTTAAAATGCTGTAGTTTAGGTAAAGATTCTTCTGCGGATAAGATGGTAATTTGTTCTGGTCGTGGATTAACAGGCTCGCAGTTTTCTGCGTAAGCAATTAGTTTTATTCTATCATCTACACGTTCTGCAAAGGAGTCTAGAAATCTCTGAGCATATAGGTCAAGTCCTGCTTGATGGAAAGTAGTAACCACAGTAATGTGTTTCATGTGCGTGCCTTTTGTAAATAACTGAAGGTATTTATGGCATGAAATTTTCACTGTGGAGACAATATGGTGCGCTGAATTCTCAACCTGTTTGGGATGCATTTGCTCAAAGTGTGAGACTGCTAGGACACGAAACAGTTGACAATAATCCTAACGCAGATGTAGACGTGATATGGTCAGTACTGTGGCAGGGTAGAATGGCACGAAACAGAGAAATATGGCTGCGGGCGAAGAAGAACAACAAACCAATAATTGTAATAGAAGTTGGCGGAATACAGAGAGGCACTACTTGGCGTGTGGGACTAGGTGGAGTAAACAGAGACGCTTACTTTGCACCTACAGGCAACAACAATGCAAGAGCAAAAAAACTAAGACTGAACCTAAAACCATGGAGAGAGACAGGCGACTATGTTATGATTTGCGGGCAGCACGATAGATCGCAGCAGTGGCACAAATTACCTCCTACGCCTAGATGGATGGAATACCAGATTGAACAGATTAGACAGCACACAGATAGGCCTATTGTGATTCGTCCGCATCCTCGTTCTCCTTTGCCCAAGATAAACAAGCGTTTTAAAGATATTGTAATACAACGACCTCAAAAGCAGAAAGGCACCTATGATGACTTCGACATGCGTTTTCAAGGCGCCTGGGCTGTGGTATCATGGTGCTCCAATCCAGGGCCTCACAGTGTGATAAATGGTGTGCCTGTGTTTACTGGACCTTCATCACTGGCCTGGCCTGTTGCCAACTCTGATTACAGCCAAATAGAATCTCCCCTTATGCCTGATAGAACACAGTGGCTGAATGATTATGCTCATACAGAATACACTCTGGATGAGATTAGGGAGGGTATCCCATTGAAATACTTGACAAAAAAGATTGTTTAGCATATAATATACACAATGAATACGCAAAGTCACACAGTAGAATCCTGTCTAGTACTTCTGTCTGATAACAGTCTGTTAATGAAAGAACACGATAAAAATCTCATTTCGAGTCTTGCGCAACAGATAGATCGAAGAACAGGATTAACAGATCGTCAGTTAAGACTTGCGAGAAAAAAACTAGACGAATATCGCTCAGAGTTGGAACAGTACGACGTTGATGTAGATCTTGCTAAACAGCGTACTTCGTTAGATGTTAGATACATTGACAGGAGTCGTTGGATTCGCCTGGAACAATCTGAAGATGGCGTAAGCATATTAGTAAGGTTTGTCTATCAGAGAAATCTTATTCGCAGAATGGAAGACCTCGCACGCCTTATTCCTCCAGATCAAAGAACATACGACCCAGAAACAAAAACACACAGCATTGACTATTCAGAATCAAATCTCTATGAAATTGTACATACATTTCGAGACTGCGGATTTGATATAGATCCCGAAGTAATGCTACTGTATCAGGAACTGTGCGATCTAAATCCAGAAACTGTAGTGCCTGGTGTATATAACAAACAGTTAAAGAACTTGCCTCTAGCAGGAAAACAGTCGATTGAAGAGGAACTAGGTGAGATAGACAATTATTCTCTCGCACTGTATAGAGACAGAAGTATTCGATACGGTTTACACTATTTTGATTCACAGGACTTAAATGACAGTCTTGAAAACTACTCCTATCTCGCAGGTAGAATTGCGAACAGATCCAGTGCCAGTGTGGTAATAGAAAACACAAAATTCTCAATGGACATGCTGGTGCTGGCATTAGAAGAACTAAATCGTTTGCCCCTGCTAATTGTGCTGCCTGCTCAACTGCCAGAGTCTCTTGTAGAAATACACAAAAGTCTAAAGAACATTGTCGCGCCAGAAGAAACAGCAGTAATGTTTAGGCTGGATAACGAAGAGAACAGTGACGTCAACGAATGGATTAGAGATAACAATCTTAACAATCCTCTTGATTCTCATAAGAAAATTGTGTATACTATTGACGCAAGAGTACCAAAGCCTATACTAAATTCTGAATGGGAACCACAAGCCGTTCTCAGTTTCAGCCACAGTTCTCTGCTTGTGAGTGTGAAGAAGATACTGAACTTCTATTCAGACAGTGATTTAATAATCTACTATGAAGACAGCGAAGGCAGTATCGTTTCACAGAACTCTGTAAAAATGGAAAGGATTGAATGACAACCTGTAGATTGATTATTGAAGATGAAGTAAATGTAAAACTGGAAGGCTTGCCTGTGGATATTCGCCGCAAGGTAGCAAACGCTCTCAAGTTCGAAGTGCCATATGCCAAATACATGCCGCAGTATAAACTGGGCAGGTGGGATGGCAAGGTAGCATTCTTCGGTATAGGCGGAACAGGCTATGTCAATCACCTTGATAAAATTATAGAAATACTTGAAAACTGTGCTGTTGAAATTACTGACATTGAAGACAGAAGGCAGCCTGTTAAACTTAACTTTGACAAAATAGGCGAAGACTATTGGGGCGATACAGTTTGGCCCGAAAAACATCCGGCAGCAGGCGAGCCTATTAGACTGAGAGACTATCAGGTAGAAGTAGTCAATAACTTTTTGACAAATCCTCAAGCACTACAAGAAGTAGCAACTGGGGCAGGCAAAACTATCATCACTGCTACCCTGTCAAAGATAGTAGAGCCCTATGGCAGAAGTCTTGTGGTAGTGCCAAACAAATCACTTGTGGTACAGACAGAAGAAGACTACAAAAACTGTGGGCTTGATGTAGGTGTGTATTTCGGTGACAGAAAAGAACTGGGCCGAACACACACAATCTGCACTTGGCAAAGTCTAAATATTCTCGACAAACGCAACAAGAACGGTGAGGAACTGCTTAGTCTCGCAGAGTTTTTGGAAGATGTGAGTACTGTGATTATTGATGAGGTTCATCAGGCAAAAGCAGAGGTGCTGAAGAAACTGCTCACACAAAACCTCAAAAACGCGCCTATCCGCTGGGGCTTGACAGGCACAGTGCCCAAAGAGTCGTTTGAGTTCGAAAGCATACACGCTTCAATAGGTCCTGTAATAGGCAATGTATCTGCCCGAGAACTTCAGGAAAAAGGCGTGCTGTCAAACTGCCATGTTAATATCTGCCAACTTATGGACACACAGGCATTTCAGGATTATCAAGCAGAACTGAAATATCTTGTAACAGATCCTGACAGAGTAGAATACATCGCAAAACTGATTAACACTGTGAAGCAGGAAGGCAACACTCTCGTCCTCGTAGATAGAATCTCCGCAGGTGAAATGCTGC